ATCAGATCAGAATTTCAGAATTAATTGCATCAGGTCATTTAGTGCCACCAAAAACCTATATTATTGATGTTGGCACGCAAAAGGATTTAGGCAAAGTTAAAAAGACAGCCGGTGATTTTGACATGAGTGAGGTGGAAAAAATCATGAATAAATCACCAATCACTGATGCGGTTTTTAGCAAATGGCAGCAATATGCTTCAAGCAGAAAAACAGTCATATTTTGCTCAACTGTTAAACATGCAATTTCTGTCGCTGAAGCCTTCAACAATAATGGCGTTAAAACCTCTCTAATTCATGGCGGATTAAGCGATAATGAAAGAAAAATTGCTTTAGCAGAATATGAAAAAGGTGATGCCCAAGTCATTGTAAATGTATCAGTTCTAACTGAAGGATGGGATTATCAACCAACTTCCTGTGTGATATTACTTCGCCCATCATCATTTAAATCTACTATGATTCAAATGATTGGCAGAGGGCTTCGAGTAATTGACCCTGAGATTCACCCAAATATCACCAAAGAAAACTGCATCATTTTGGACTTTGGCACATCAAGCCTAACACATGGATGTTTAGAAGTTGATGCCAATTTAGAGACAAGAAAAAAATCAGAAAATAAGAAAAAACAAAATAATCAAAAAAGCTGTTTTGAGTGCAATTCTCTTATTCCTTCAGCTTCCAAAGAATGTCCTTTATGTGGTGCTGATTTATCGGTAAATGAGGAAGAGACAAAATCAGAATTAACTGATTTTGAAATGACTGAAATTGATCTGCTAACCAAAAGATCAAATTTCAAATGGTGTGATTTATTTGATGATAACTCCTCTTTTATGGCATCTGGCTTTAACGCCTTTGCAGGTGTCTTTTTCTTAAATGATAGTTGGAATGCCATTGGCGGTAGTGAAGTTTTTGGCATTAAGATAATAGCTAAAGGATCAAAGCAAATATGCCTAGCTAAAGCTGATGATTTTCTAAATGAATATGAGACTTACGAGAACGCTTATAAATCCAAGAAATGGCTAAATGAACCAGCCTCAGTAAAACAGTTAAATCTACTTCCTCAAATATATCGAAGCGACTTTGGCATCACAAAATATAAGGCAGCCAATCTTCTTAAATTCCACTTCAACAAGTCAGCAATAAAGAGCCTTCTTCTTGGAGGGCCTCAAATGAGTAATGCCTTATGAGAGTTTGTGAAATTTGTTGTCGTGAAGCCCAAGGCTTTGGATTCATTCCTCCACCACTTCGAGCAGGAGATCCAAGGAATCGTAAACAGAGAAAGCATTTTTGCTCTCGAAACTGTCAGGAAATTTTTTATCAATATTTTAAGTCAAACAACATGATCGATTTAACAAAAGCAGAAAAGGATTCAATTGAATCAGCATTAAAACCACTTGGTGAATATGTAGCAGAAATTGGAATGAGCAGACCAGTTACTGATTACTCCAGAGAAGAAGTTCTTTGCCTAATTGAAGTGGCAGTTACCGCCTATCAGGACTCAATGAGACAAAAGGAAGAAGATTCAAATTCAATGGAGGATTTGCCATGCTAGATTTTAATCATAAACCCAAATTATCAGAGCAAATATCGATATTAATTGATAAATCTCTTACCCAAGAAAACGAAAAGCAGGAACCTAGAAGTTATCTTGGAGCCTCAAGGTTAGGTGTTAGTTGCTCTCGTGCCTTACAATTTGAATATACCAATACGCCAAAAGATGAAGATCAAAATTTCACTGGCAAGACACTGCGGATATTTCAGGCAGGACATGTTTTTGAAGAACTAGCAATAAAATGGTTAAGGCAAGCAGGTTTTGATCTTGTCACGGAAAAGAAAGATGGCTCTCAATTTGGATTTTCTGCTCTAAATGGTAAAATCAAAGGCCATGTTGATGGCGTAATTATTGATGCACCAGAGGATCTGAATCTAACATTTCCAATGCTCTGGGAATGTAAATCACTCAACAATAAATCATTTAACGACACAGCCAAAAAAGGCTTGGCAGTTTCAAAGCCAATTTATGCGGCGCAAATTGCCATCTATCAAGCTTATATGGAAAGTTCAATTGATGGCATATCAAAAAATCCAACTCTCTTTACAGCAATTAATAAGGATACAGCAGAGCTATATTTTGAACTGATAAAATTTGATCAGGCTCTTGCTCAAAAATTAAGTGATAAGGCAGTCAGGATAATCACCTCAACTTATGCTGGAGAATTACTACCACGAATATCATCTGATTCATCATACTTTGAATGCAAATTCTGCCCATGGCAGGAGCGTTGTTTTAATCTGAAATTTTAGTGGATATGGATAATTTTTTAGATTTTAACAGCGCAAATAATCAGGGACAAATTTCAAAGCAAATTGATGTTGAGGAAATTAGAAGATCACTACTTCATAGAATTAATGAAGTTTTAAACCATCTTCTGCCTCAAGGCTATATTCAAAATCATTGTTATTATGCCGGTGATGTAGAAGGAGGTAAAGGCAAAAGCTTAGTTGTTCAGCTTCAAGGAAATAAACAAGGTTGCTGGCATGATTTTGCAACCAATCAAGGTGGTGATCTTTTAAATCTCTGGTCTGAGGTAAGAGGATATAACAAAAGTGAATTTCCAAAATTACTCACTGAAATTAATGATTGGCTTGGTAATACTCCGATTTATTCAACTGCCGAGAATTCCTCGGTAGTTCAAAAATCACCTCCAATTGACACTCTTGGCAAGCCTTCAAAAAGCTGGAATTATTTTGATGCAAATAATCGTCTATCAGCAGTTGTTTATCGCTATGATAATGAGAATGGCAAACAATTTAGAATCTGGGATGTAAAAAATAAAAAATCTCAGGCTCCAAAAATAAGACCGCTTTATAATATTCTAGGAATTATCTCTGCAAAGAAAATAATAATCGTTGAAGGAGAAAAGTCAGCAGATGCATTAATTGAATCTGGCTTTTGTGCAACAACTGCAATGTGCGGTGCAAATGCTCCTATAGAAAAAACTGACTGGTCACATTTAAAAGATAAAGAGGTTATCATCTGGCCAGATAATGATGAGGCAGGAATCAATTATGCAAATAAATTAGCTGATTATCTTTCTGGCAAATGTTCTTTTATTTCAGTTTTAACACCACCAGAAGCTAAAAAAGACAAATGGGATGCCTATGACGCTTCCCAAGAAAATTTTGATGTCAGAAGCTTCTTAAATACAGCCAAGGATTTAAGTAAAAAACTCCCATCATTTACCATATCAGAGCTTCTATCTGATATTTCACCAATGCCACAGGATTTGATATTTCCAAGGCTTTTAACTCCAGGTGGATTACTCCTAATTGGTGGTGCTCCAAAAGTTGGAAAAAGTGATTTTTTGATCAATTTTCTAATTCATATGGCAGCAGGCAAATCCTTTCTTGGATTAAAACCGCCAAGACCTCTTCGCATATTTTATCTCCAAGCCGAGATTGGTTATCACTATATGAGAGAGCGAGTTAAGAAGCTCAAAGTCTCAAAAGAAATTATTACCAAATCATCAAATAATCTGGTTTCAACCAGTAATATTCAGATGATTCTAAATGATGAGGGAATTGAAGCAGTTTGTAAAACCATCAAGCATAATTTTGGCAATGAAAAGATTGATATTCTTTGCATTGATCCAATCAGGAATCTATTTGATGGCGGTTCTCCTACTTCTAGTGAGAATGATAATAATGCCATGCTTTTCTTTTTACAGAATCGCATTGAGAAGCTTCGCTCTCTTCTTAATCCTGACATGGGCATTATTCTTTGTCACCATACTAAAAAAATCAAAAAGAAAGATTTGGAAGAAGATCCATTTCAAGCTTTTAGTGGCGCTGGAAGTTTAAGAAGCTTTTATAGTTCTGGCTTAATTTTGCACCGCCCTGACGAATTAGATTCAAGAATTCACCTATATTTTGAGCTTCGTAATGGCTCATCAATTCCACGCAAAATCATTGAAAAAGAAGATAATAAATGGGTTGAGCTAAATCCATTTTCTGAACGATTAATCAGGCAAGATTATGGTAATAAATTAGACTCTGAAAGAAGCAGAAAATCTGATGTAATCCTGCAATTAATCGCCGAAGAAGCACTAAAAGGAAATCTCTATACAGGCAATCAATTTGCCGAGAAATTTGAAAACAAAGCAAGTCTTGGTGGATCAAAAACTATTAATGATCGTATCTCGGTTTTAGCAACCAAAGGCTACATTAAATTTATCAAAGAAACTGCAAAATTAGGATATCCTGAGCATCGCTCCAAATATGGATTAATGTGTATTCAGGAAATGGAATTTGTCGATCATATTGGAGGTAAATATATAGTTCCACCAACCCATTTTAAATGCCCAAATACTGGCGCTGTTTTACCTGTCGAAAATGGCAATGTTTGGATTTTACATGAGGAGGAAAGATCATGAAAAATTCATACTCACAAGCCAGTTTACATAAGATTACTTACTATTCTTTACTAAATTATCCCAAAACGACCTCATATTTACTATCTAATCAGATTACTTGCTCAAAAACCAGATTGCAAAGCGTTGCAAACTGGTGGGGACAATTGCACTCGCATTTACTAACAAGACCTCACATGCCAGATGGAAAAGAGGTCAATTTTATCTCCAAATTTTTACCAGTTTGCAATGGCTTAAAGCCAGTATTTCTCTTACTTCATCCTCCCTAATAGCAGTTCGAAACCTTTCACCCTATTACTTACGTAATAGAGAACCAAAGGGTTCTCTTTATTACCGCAATAGGGATTGGGTGATCGTGGATTTCAGATCATCATCTCTTTCTAACAACAACGAAATTTTAAAATTATGAACAATAAAAAAATTCTAGCACTAGATCTAGGAACAAAAACAGGTTGGGCAGTTTGTCTAGCTGATCAAAAAATTCTCAGCGGAACTGAGGACTTCAAATCAACACGCTTTGAAGGTGGAGGCATGAGATATCTTCGCTTTAAATCTTGGCTTGATGAGATGAGCAAACTCTCAAATGGGATCGACCAAATTTACTTCGAAGAAGTCAGGCGTCATATCGGAGTTGACGCAGCACATGCCTATGGTGGCTTTTTAGCTCATCTATCCTCTTGGTGTGAAGAAAAGCAAATCCCATATCTTGGCATCCCTGTTGGCACGATCAAGAAGCATATCACTGGCAAAGGCAATGCATCAAAAAATCAGATAATTCAAGCAGTCACTGAACTTGGTTTTAACCCCTCTGATGACAATGAAGCTGATGCTTTAGCTCTGCTTGATTTGGTAATTAAGGATCAAATGAGGTGATGACTATGCAAAAAGATTATCAAAGCCCACTGGGCAAAATGCAGCCAACCAAAATTGACCTTGAGAAGGTCAAAAAGGAAGGCTGGAACAAGGAAGGAATTCTGGTTGTCAAAATTGATGATGAAAGGCTGAGCTGGCCTGAAAAGGAAATCATTAAACAAATCGGAAATAAAATTTATAACTTAGGAAAATAAGAAAAATGACAGATCAAAAATGGACAAAAGAACAAGTAGCTGAAAGATTCGAGGCTGCTGTTCGAACTTTAAGGAGATTGCCTCCTGTGAGAGTAAGGGGCTATATTTCATCATGGCCAGAAATTATCTATACCAAAAGAGAAATCGCTATGATGGATCAAAAGCCAAAAAGATGGCCACCTACGCCACAGGCTATTTCTGAAATGGAAGAAACTTGTAAATGGGTTAGTTTACTTGATCAGGTAGATGACCGCAAAATCATCTGGTATCGTGCTTCAAGGCTTCCTTGGAAGGAAATTTGCATAAAATTGGGAGTTGCCAGATCAACTGCCAATTGGAGGTGGCAAAATGCTATACTCACAATTACTAACAAACTAAATAAATTTCCTATGTTTCCTAATCATTAAAAAAGCATTGGACATTTCAGGGGTTAATTGCATAGTTATTACAACAAAATCAAAAATTGTGCGCACAAGAAAGATGGCAATAATTTCAATTGACCT